GAACCGCATCACAGTTAGAGGGAATGGATTTACATCGGAACAACTCGTTTGTACGCTCAAGAACGTTTATTCAAAATAGGCTCAACAACTCGACTAACTTCAAGAATTCCTCAATACGGCGCGAAGCGCCGCGGCGCAGCTTCGCTGCGCTACAATACAGGCCGACCCAGACCCTTTTTTAAATAATAAATTTTGGATTACGAAAAGTAATACAAAATAATATTTGGAAGTTTACGGGGATTGTTCTAAAAAGGATAAAATCAAAATTTCCATTTGTAAACAGTCCATGATCATCTATTTCAATAACAAATAATTTTATTCATTTGAAGGCTCTTTCATTTTACGCTCTTGAGGACTTGTTAAATCATTTATCGTTCCTAACAAGTTTGTTCCTGTTCTCTTGAAGATCATTTTGCTAATGACAAACAAAACAATATTCATGGTTACCATCATGGAAAGTCGAACTTCTGGTGACCATTTACTGCTACCTGAAGGAACATAGCTTTTTTCGGCCATTTCCACGAGCAATTGATCATATGTACTCATTGACATAATCTGTTGCTGTGCGAAACCTTCCATGTCGAAGCTTAATTTACCAAGAACGACTTCGCAACCCATAACAAAGACTATCATATATCTTTTCCAACTATCAACAGAAGATTCGAGAGATAGTTTTTTAGTGAGAAGTTCGTATTTTTGAGCCATCAGTTTAGGATCAGAATAGATTGTAAATTCAGGAATATGTGCATTTGGATGCATTCGTCGCAATACTTCGTATTTGAAATAGACAGCGTTTCGTTCTTTTTGAGTTTCTTCGTCTTCTTCTTCAGCATATCTGTAATCGCGACTAATTGTAACTTGCGGACCTATTTTTTTCTTTTGTTGTAATTCTTCTAAAGTAGGAGGAGATTTTTCGTGAAGGGTATCTTGTTCTTCTTGAGTTGGATTGTCTTCACCGAGAAGAGAATTTAATTGATTTTCAATAATTTTGTCATGATTAGGGACTTCTCTCTGCGCCGCGCCGCGGCTATCATCTTCTAAGTCGTCAAAAACATCTGAAATCGTAGCGCCTCTGACGCTGTCCCGATCGAGCGGAGAGTCCGTGGTGGTAGGATTTCGAGTGGTCGACGCTGCTTCAAGTTCCGCAAGATGTTTTTCAGTTTTAAATGTATGTTTTTTTAAAGAAGAAGGAATGTAATTTTTATTAATGTATTCTTTTTTAACTTTGGTTTTGTTTTCAAGAAACTCGAGATATAAAATGGGCATGTGAGGAAAATGTTTTGTTGGTAGAATACGTTCATATTCATCAAGTGGTTTTTTATTTATCAGAACTTCACTCATTTTATGTTCGCAAAATGATTTGTTAATGCATTTTTTATTTTTCAACAAATCCGTTAAATCAAATGCTCCAAATTTTGTGCATTAAATTTATTTATTTTTGATGACATATTGATTTTCTTGTTAAAAATCATTCGCGTTCCAACATTTTAACAGTATCTAATATTTTTTCGGCAAACATGTTTCGAATGCTTGCTTGAGAATCAGAAATGTTTCCGCCTCTGTATTTTTTGGGAACATTTTTTATAAACGGGAAAAATCTTGAATGGTGATTTAATTCTGATGTTAGATTATTTACACCAAACGGCTGACTCGCTAAAACATCTGCAATTGATACAATAATAAGCGCGAAAAAGAAAATAAACGGCTCATTTCTCCCCACTTTATCAATAAATTTATTTATTGTCACTTTATCAAATTCATTTTTTTCCCAACGATTCAGATAATTTCCAAATTCCCAATGCAAATCTATTATTTTTGCAACAAATGAAATGTCACTCTCTCTTAACCCTAGCGCTTTGAGAAGCAACTGTATATCAAAATTTCCTATTACGTTCATTGTTGAATCAACCAACGGAAGTTTACGCGTTCCTCTTATATAATCACCTCCTACTTGAGGATGATTAGGTATACTATAATAAATACGATCGTGTTTTCTTTTTATTGTTTCAGATTCTATCATTTTTCCAATATCGTGAATAAATGCAATGGTTGCTATTTTTTTCTGAATATCAATTGTTGGACTTCCATATTTTGAGTTGACAACGAGTTGTTCTGTAAAAAGGAGGGACCATATTGAGTGTTCTAATAAATTACCAGCATGAAAATCAACGTTCGTTGATTTATAATATGACATTTGTTGAATAAATTGTTGAATTATTTTTTCAGCTTCTTCATACGTATTAAATTGCCAATCTATTGGATTTGAAAGATTGCGTTTTAACCATTTCATTGGTTTGCAAAATGTAAATTCGAGATGAAAATAGCTAATTCCTTTTTCAACAGCTGTATTTGCAGCATATCCAGCATAATCTTTTGTAATATAAGAACATAACCATTCTGTAAATGGTAGATCAATATTTCTAAAAGAACGTCGCTTTTTTCGCATTATATGAATTTCACCAAATTTTTGTAGATCGAATGCAGCTTTAACTGAATCTAAGTTGAACATAAATTTTAGTTCAGTTTTTGCTTTTTTAGGAACTGTTTTGTCACTTAGAATTCGCCATATATTAAAATTGTTATCAAGTATGATAAAGATTGCATCGTCAATTAATTCATAAACAGCAACACATTTTTCACCACAAATATTTGCTAATTCTTTATTTTGTAATGAATACAATCTTGCTATTTCAGGATCAGCGAACCAACCGGTTGATATTTTAAAAAATTTGCTAGTAGCGTATTCAACGCTTTCGTTTTGATTTTTAATTAAATCTTCTGTTATTTTTTGTGAATTCACATTTGAAAATGTTCCCAAAGTATGTGGTTTGTAATAATCTAATCCGGCTGGAAATTCAACATTGGCATTAGCTAATGCTGCTGAACCATGATATAATTGTAAACCTTTAGGAAATTTTACAACTTGAAATTCTCCATCAAAAAAATAAGTTCCACATGAAAAATAATTCATTGGAATTACAGCACCTCCTATTTTTATTTCTGTCTTATCGCCGCTTTTCCAATTCCAGAGTTTTTTTGATACTTTCATACATGCCATTTTTGATTAAACAAAATTAGTTTTAAATAAATACCCTTTGACCCATTTTTATGACCTTAGTCATAAAAATTTTTTGCTTTACTTTGTTTGTTGCTCTAGATATTGTTTCTTCTTAGTTTCAAACAAAATTGAATATTTTTCAAACAGAGCTATGTCATTTTTTGTATTATTCCATTTAAGGCCTAATTCTTTCATTGTAATTTTTGGAGTTTTGATACGTTCTTGATCACAAAAATAAATATACTTTGATCTGAATTTATTTTTTTTTTCTTCTTTTGTTTTCATAGCTGATTTATCTGTATCATATCTTTTTTTGTCTATTTCAAATGCGGCGCTTATTTTTTCCTCCAATTTTGCTTCAGGCGATTCTGACGAAGGTGATTCTGCAAGAATCAATTTAAATTTCTGCCAACGTCTTCCCAACTCACATGTTACATCACGAATACTCATATTAGGGTTTTCTTTAATAATTTCGGGTCTAACTGTATCACAAAAGAAAATATATTTACTTTTAGGTCTTGGTGGATGATTCGGCTGATCCACTTTTCTTACTGCTGTTCTTAACTTATTTAAATTATTTTTATGTTTCCATTGATCAATTAACTCTTTAGGAGTATTTGGATTGCTTGTTAAAAAGGAAACAACAAATTTATTAACCGAATGAAATTGTGCGTTGATTTCAAGTACCATTGTTTTTTATTAACAAAATAAGTTCCTTTAAGTCAATTATAAACAATTAAACTGAAAGAAACTCTAAACTATATTATGATAAAAAATATGTCTACAAGAAACCTGTTATTATGTTATTAAAAAACATTTTTTAAAAATTTAAAAATAAAATGGATAAATTTACTACAAATAATAGAAGTAAACAAAAGTATCAGATAGTCCAGCATTTAAAGTCTATTTTATCATATGACTTTGGTTCTGCTTGTGTAACAAATACGTCTACAATACTAAAAACATTTAATGCTGAAAAACATGTTATAGGACAAGGAGCTTTTGGGGTTGCTTATAAAATTAACTTAATCTTAAACAATGCTAAAACTCCTATAATTATTAAAGAAGGTAGGCTTTCAGAGAACGAATATAATCTTGCGAAAAATAAAATATATCCGAAAGAGTACTTGATTAACAAAGCTATTAATAATATACTCAAACTTAATCTTAATCCAAATTTTTTATTCACATTTGCTATTTTATTTTGTGATAACTGCAATTTAAGAAACATTTCCTATAAATGTTCTGAAACATTTATGGAATATATGGATAATACTTTCAGTAACTGATTATTTTGTCGAAAATGATACTATGAATACAAAAAGATCAGATTTAATGATTTTGTCCACGTGTTTTCAGATTTTATCTGCTGTTGATATTTTACACAGAACTTATGGTATTTTACATAATGATATTAAAGCAGACAATATCTTGGTTAAAATTATACCAACCAATGACGACATCATACACTATTCAAAATATGTTATCGATGGTGGAACATTAATACCAGATTATACTTATTATGTACCACTAATAGACTTTATTCCAGTTTTATCTGATTTTGGAATTTCAAAAGTTTTAAAGCCTAGTAAAAAAATCTTTCATAAATCAGCTTCTTCTCAAAATATATATGGTACAAGGGTAAAGGTTATAAATAAGAATAAAATTCAAAAAATTAAAACTTTAACTCTTACAAGACAAGAGTTAAAAAATATAAATTTGTATCCTCCATTAGAATTTATGGAGGATATTCAAGACTCAATTCAAATGTTTACAGGAGGTAAAGGGTTTAGACATGGAGGATTTCATGCTTTTATAGGAAATAATAACATTAAAAATGTGTTACAACCATTTATTACGGCTGATAAAAATATGCTTAAACCTAACCAGCTTTTAACAAATGTATTGATTTATGATTTATTTGTGTCGTTGTTTAAAAAACCAGACTCTTCTATTTCAATTGTAAATACATATTCACCTTATGAAGAGGAGGATGTTTTACCTGATTTTGATAACATTAAACTCCAGCCATAGCTTTAGTTTTATTTAAATAAATTTTCGATGCATTCGCCTCCTCATTTTTTATTTTTTATTTTTACAATTAGCGGAGTCTTTAAAAATATCTACCGCTTGTTGTAAAAAATTAGTTTTACAACTAGAGTTTTGATATTTTTTAACAACTCGATCGTCAAGCATTCCTGTTTGTTGAAGTATTTGTCCTGTAATTGTAGATTTTCCAGAATCAACATGTCCAATAAAAATTATATTTACATGCTCTTTTTTTTGATTTCTGGCACTGATTGGGCAGTTCATTTTTCAGTTTATCATGTTGTTCATTTTTCTTTAAATTGAAAATGATAGAAAATCTGTAATAATATAATAACTCAAAATAAAAATCTAAAATTCCTAAAAAAGATTTTATTCAAAAATCAATTACTTCTCCGACCGCAA